CCGATCTCTGGGATCAACCCTGATTAGCATCGAAACCACCAGTGTTACCGTGGAGGTTGGTAATTGCGAATAGTCTATAGTAGACGTTATTGGCAGCACCAATTACTCCATCTCCTGCGGCTGCACCCTTCGAGAATGGGTTTGCAACCATTCCATATCGAGTCTTAAACCCGATCTTGGGCTGGAAGGTGTTCTCACCAACCGCACGCACCATCTGGAGTGGGACGTATGGGCAGTAGAAGAGTCCAGCATCATAAGGATTGCTACCTCTGTAACCTACGCAAGCGAAGTTAACGGAACTTCTAGCGTAAGGATCAATGTAAACCTTCATCTTACCGTTGAGTGTACCGACGAATGTATTGCCAGTGTCATCAACGTCTAGGTTGACATTGAGTGCGGGTGAGATGTTAAGGAATCCACCCATTGCAAGTGCTGAGGCAACGTCTGCGGAGCAGATAACAAAGTTACCCTTACCACGACGAGTATCCTTAGCAATCTTGTTTGCTTCACGCTCTAACTGATACATGAGACCACGGAAGCGTTCTGCACTCCAACGACCGTCTGAGTCGTTAACCATGTTGTAAGTACCAGCAGTCTGAAGGTCACCCTGCTGTGCGCCAGCGGTTGCACTACCGTAGATAGCACGAAGGAGTTCACGGTTGATTTCTGCGAGAATTTCGGTGCTAAGAATGTTAGCAAGTTCAGTCTCTGCATCAAGTCCGTGGACAGCCTTGAGGTCCTGAGCGAGTTCAGTTGTGTACTCAGCGGCTAATGCTCTGGTTTTTGCTTCCACAGCGACTCTCTCGATTGAGAATGCCATCTGTTGCCACTCATCACCAGTGTTTGGTCCAACAGTTAATGATTCAGCAGAAGCAGTTAACAAACCACGGAACTGGTTGTATGAAATTGTTCCAGTAGGATCAATGTTGGCTGAGTCTGTGGTAGGCGCACTGGCTGATGTGAGTCCAGAACCAGAGAACTTAGCAAATGCTTCCTGATAGAGAGCCTCTGAACCACCCTGTGAGTTATACTTCGCACGCATGGCGAAGATCAAACCAGTTGGGGCGCTCATGGGCTGTACACCAGCGATGTCGTATGCCATAAGGTTAGGCATTGAACGACGAACGAGGCTGATTAGGATTGGATCATAACCAGCGAGTGCGCCTGCTGAACCTACCTGAGCATCAGCGAAGTTACCACCCATTTGGTTGGCTGGTGCTTCGTATAGATTTTGCTCTCGGATAGCCCTTTCTTGGTTCTCAAGAAGACAGGCAGTTACTTTCTTTTTATATGAATCTTCAATGGTAGGTAGATCACCGTGTCCGAGGACTGGATTCCACTTTTCTACCAATTGATCATATGGTTGTGTTGTGTTGTGTAATTCTGACATTGTTTGTTTCTCCTGTTAGAAATGTCAAATTTTTCTATTATGTCTTGCAATCGCAGACACATAATTACCCATTATGCTGCCTTCTTCTGCAAGTAGTTCTTGGTTATTGGACGGACTCTCTGCAACATCATCACTTACATGTGACTCTGCTACAGGAGTGTTGCTGAAATAACTTTCCTTCAATACGGAAAGTTTTTCTCTGTACTGATCTTCATCTTCAAATTCAATACCCTCTGCGAGAGAGGCAAGTCTTTCCATTTCAGTATCGGCAAGACCGTGTGCTTGTTCCATGAAGACTTCACCACAACGATGTGCGATTACTTCTTTTCGAAGATCCATGTTCTTTGTGATTTCTTCATTCAACTTGTTCTCTAAAACTTCGTTGTTCTCGAAGAGTCCATCAAGAAGTTCGTACTTCTCTTCTGGAATATCAATATAACACTTCTCGAAGAGTTCTTTCAAACCATTCATGAAGTTTTCAGTTACATCTGATTTAATTCCTCGTTCCACAGCGAGTTCATTTTCTTTCATCCATTCTTCAACAACATATCCAAGATAGTCATCAAGTTTTTCAGAAAGTTCAGAGATTGCACCTTCTACCTGAACAGTAAGTTCTTTTTCATAATGTTCACGAATTTCAGTTTCCATTTCTGCGACTCGCTCATTAATGGCAGCCTCGAAGATTGTGGAAGCCTTATCCATGAAGGACTCTGAAAGTTCTTCACCGTCAAAGAGTGCAGAGAGTGCTTGTTCTTGTTTTGCGGAAGCAGCAGAAGGTTTAGCGGCAATAGTAGCCTTATTTTTCTTATCTTTACCTTCTGTACCTTCGTCTGTGTCAATTTTAGCGTGTTTACCTTCTGCGTCCTGATAAAGATCTTTATCCTCTTCATCTTTCGCATTGACTACACCCGCATCTGCTTCATTGATACTGTATGTTTTGTTCATTTCTTCTGTCCCATGTTTTTTAGAGATGAAATTGGCAATAGAGTCCACAAATGAAGACTCAGCATTAGAGTTTTCTGTATTTTCTACTACCTGATCTAATGTGTTATTATCTTCCATTGTGGAAATTCTCCTTTGTTAGACTACATCTAATCATCATTTATTTATAAATGTCAAAGT